CCTTATCTATGTAGCTGATGGGGTGCGTAGTGCGTATTTAACGTAGTGACCTTTGTAGACAACTGTATCAGAGTTGTTTTCAGCGGTCATAGTGATCTCAGCGGGATTGTTAAGGGTATTCAAGTCACCCATATAAACCTCCGTCACAATCGTCCAGTTATAAGTCCCTGCGCTTCGGTACTCTCGGTAGCCAGCATTCAATGCATACGGAGCACCTGAGCCTACAGCGAGGTTCAGCTCAACACTAAGGCCTTCATTGGCCCCAGTAGTCGTGACCGCGAAGTCCATGCGGATGAGAACCGTATCTCCGAGCACTAATCCTGTATTCGTCCAATCGAACTGGCTAGTAACTGTATTCCAGATGTCATTACGGCCCGGTATCTTATACGCCTTGTTAGTGAACGCACCAGCGCCGTCATTCGTGATCTTCACAGGAGTGTTAGCTGCGAGAGTCTGACTAGACCCGGAGTCATTGTAGTCCTCGATACCATGGCTGTACTGCGTGACCTCTAGGTCAGTAATGCGTGCACCCAGTAAGTCGTCTTCGAGGACAAGGCCAATGATAGCATCATCAGAGGCTGTCGAACGTGCGTCGAGGTCCGAGAAGTTCCCGTCTAGCTCAGAGTGAGTAAGAGCGGAGCCTTTGACAAGGCGTTTTACGATAGCCATTCTAGGCTCCTTTTCTATTTACCGCAGGCAGCACGGAATCGTGCAGAGAATGCGTCTACTTCTTGTAGTGTTAAGTCTGTGTCGGCTTGACTCACTGTCGGCAACTCTAGGCCACAGACTACATCAATCGCGGAGTTGTTTGTTGTCGCGCAGGCGCTTAATAGCAGCACCGCGATCAGCGGATACCTGTACTTCATTGACTCTCTCCTGTGTTTTGATGTAGTCCTTGAGGTTCTTGACCTCAGTGTCTTTCTGGTTAGAGCGTTTCCCGGCTAAGAATACAGTCAGGAGTACACCAGCAGAGGCTATAAACGTAGTAAACATCAGCGTCAGCTTATTTGTGAGGAACCACATCACTTCAGAATCTGCTTTGCGTAGGCATCTACACCAAAAGCAGCAGCACCGAACAGGAATACAGGGGTTGTGAGGAACTCAGCGACTTGAATTGCTGATTCCACCCAAATACCGGCCAGAAAGAAACCACCGAGGGCTAAGAATAGCGCAGTAGCGGCCTCACGTTTATATGTTTTAGGATTCATGACAGAAATACCTTTCTTTCGGCTGTACGACGGCGTACTAAGCCCTTGATTACCTTACCACCCGCCTTATTCCAGCGAGGGAACTCATCAGCAGCGCCTTTGTAGTCCTCGGCATTGAGTTTACGGAGTAATGTAGAGGTACGGAGTGCAGTTGCACCGCAGTTGAATACAAAGGAGTTAATAGCAGCGCGTTGGCCCGGAGTGAGCGGAACCTGCACGCAGCGCTCTACTGCGGTAAGCACCCACTTCACATCCTCCACTAGGAAGGCATCTGCCTCCGCTTGAGTGCATGTATCGCCTTGCTTAACGCCCTTGGTGTGGCCGTACCCGATAGTCCACACTTTAGCACTACATAAGTAGGCTTTTAGGCGGAGTCCTTCGAACTCTTTGATTAGTCCTAGTCCATGTACCTCTGAGAGCCTCTCAGCGGCCTCCTGTGGGGGCACCACAGCCTCTGAGGTAGGGATGGTAGGCTTTGCCTTCAGAAAGGCTGTGAGCAGCCCTAGAATGAGCTTAATGACCTTATCCATTTTGAACCTTGAATCCTTCTTTCATCTTAGCAACGCGTGCGTCATGAGCTTCGATCTCAGACGTGAACTGTTCTACAGCAGCACGTTTACCTTTGATGATGTTACCTGCGTCGGCTAGTGCCTGCTCCTGAGCGGCCCTGAGCTTCACGGCCTTAGCAGCGACAGCGCGTTGTAGCTCCAGTACGTTACCCTCGTGGCGATCCACGGCGTATTCTTTGAACTTGTCGAGCAGATCAAGGAAGCATGCTAGCTTCTCAGGGTCTGCCATGATCCGACCTACGGAGCGTGCTGCTTCGCGGCGGAAATTAGCTGTGAAACCTCCGATGTCCTGCGGCAAGACGAGCTTGCTCTCATTCGTGATCTTAACACGAGCGGGAGTTGGAGTTGGTGTGGCTTTAACAGTAGTTGACTTAGTTGTCATGGGTCTGTCCTATGATTACCAGCGGCGTTTCAGTGCCGCTATTGATGAGTTATTGTTGGTTGGATAGCGATTAGCCATCCCCATATTAGCAAGTGATCGGCCATTACCCAGTGGGTTAGCCATCATTTCCTCGTATGCTTTGCGTTGTGCTTGGTACTTAGCTTGCTCGTCGTCTTGGCTGAGGTCTTGGACCCAGTTACGGACGGAACCTGCTAGAGCGTCGATTCTATCGTCATGGAAGAGACTACCGCGATCTCGCGTGATCTTCTCCATCTGAGAGAACAGGCTATACGAAGCACGGCGTTCTGCCGGATACTTCTGTACGGATGCCCAGTCTTTCTCGATTAGCTCTTCGTCAATGATGAAACGTCCAGAACCGATAACTGGTTCTAGAGTGTCGATGATCCTGAGTTCCTTCTGACCGCTCTCCCATACATCTTCGATCTCGCACTGGTGCTTACGAAAGAGTAGGGGTTGCCATACGTTAGATAAAGCACCGTTACCGTAGTTCTTCTCAATAGAGATACGTTCTGGCTTCCATTTAGCTGCAACCTGCGTTAGCATGTCGAGATTCTCGTCTCCGATACCGCCCGGTACACCACCGATGTCCACTAGGAACACACGACCCGCGCTGAACTTAGTTACAGCGTAAGCGGTTTCATCACCGTTCTGTCCCCCACCTGCGGGGTCAACGTACATATGTGTACCTTGGAATGCACCGAACTCATTAGAGAATCCTGCTGCACGATAGAACTTAGCATTAACTGGGTAGTCGGATGCGGTTAGAATCAGGTTAGCCGGAGCTGCCTGATGGAAGACTTGAATAGGCACGTTACCTGTAGGCACCTGCATGAAGGTCATCTTACTGAGCTTCAGAGGGAACCTGTCGGCATCTGACAACCGTGTATCCAGCATATGCTGAAGTTGGAAGTAAGCTGCGCCTTGGTCGATCTCTTTCTTAACGAGGACATCTTCACCTAGAATGACAGTATCTGTGGGCTTACCACGAGTACCGTCCATTCCTCCCCCTCCTCTAAGGGAGGGATCGGCTTCAAGAGCCGCACGGATCATTGGTGCTAGATGAAGACCGTAGTTGTCGATCTCTTCTACAGTAGGGTAACGACCCGGCCAGATACGGATGTCAAAGCCACGTCCCGGCAGGGAGTTGTAGATCGAATCTACTGACTGAGGTGTACCTAGATAGATGATATCGCCCTTAGAGTTAATGGACGTGAAGTCACGGCTGAGGTGAATCAAGCGCTCACGCATCTCTGCTGTAGCTGAGTTCTTCTGGGACTCGATGTCATCCGCGATGAGAACGTCTGCACGTTTACCCTGCATGTTACCTGTGATACCCATACAGGCCACAGACGGGGACTTCTCAGCGCCCTTGAGCGCGTAGTGCACGTCGAATGCCTCTACGGATGCACGGTCTCCTGCGGCCCGGTCTGGGCGTAGGCAAGAGAGTTCTTCCATACCGTTGATGATCTGAATGATCCAGTTACTGATCTCCTTAGCCATCTTGTCACCAGACGAGACGATCAGGACACGAGTAGTAGGATCGTTAATCAAGCGCCACACGGCGTAGGCGGCTGTAACTGTAGTCTTAGCCTGTCCACGCTGCGCTTGGATCATACGGTACTGATTACCGTGCTGTAGGTAGTCTGCCATGTCGATCTGATTGGGAGTACAAGAGAAACCCATCAGACCTGTGATGACGTCATACAAGAACTCATTGAACTCAGGGTATGCGTCCTGCAACAGACGTAGCTGTTTCCAGCGTTCTGTTGGTGTGAGGTCTAGATGGTTATCCATCGTTCACCAGTGGAAGTGTAGTTACAGTAGCTAAGTTAGGACGGTTGCGCTTCTTAGACGCAAGACGCTCTTCCATAGCACTCAACTCATCTAGCTGCTCAGACTCAATAGTGATAGAGTTATCCTTTAGGAACTTAGATACTGCCCCCAGCATAGCCGGGTTAGACAGATCAGGATCGTTCTCGTATCCTTCTAGCACTTTAGAAAAGAGCGCGGTTAGCTGATTGTGCAGCTTACCCATTGCGGGTTCGGTTGATGCTCCTTTAGCCATGACGGCCTCCTATTCTATTACGTTAATGTGTACTGGGCCTAGTGTGAACTCACGCGCACCTAGTATGCCACCGCAGTTGTACTCGCCTATGATCTCTAGTGTTAGATCGCCTACAGGCGCTAACTCAGGGATAGCAGTCTCAATAGAGTAAACTACGGGCTCTGTATTCATAGGTAATGCTGTGATCGTCCGAGGCTCTACGATGTAGAAGCCATCCTTACCCCACCATACACGGGATGATGTACCGGGACAGTCCACTTCTTTTGTGAGAGTCCATTCGATGACTGTATCATCACCTGCGCGTACAGCTGAATTAGAGATGCCTACACCGGATATACCGGGAGGTGTGCTGTAGTCTTTGTATGTCTTAATTGCTGTGTAGCCTGTACTCGCCCCTTGTACTATAAGTAGGACGACGGCGACAGGCATGATGTCAAAACTCATGAATCCACTCCAATCGCTTTCAGTACAGCCCCAATGACTGTGGTTAATACAAGTAGCGTGAGTATCCTAGCAGAATTCTCACTGCTGGTAACTCGTCGTTCTAGGTCTTTGATCTTCTGTTCTAGGACAGCTATCAATGACTTCGTGTCGTAATCAGCCATGACAGCCTCCTTGGTGTTTACCCGCCCCTGTGATTAGGGACGGGCTAGTTTATTCAGCAGCCAATACTACCAGATCACCAGCGTTCACCTGACGCAATATCTCTGCGTAGTGACGGTTAGCTGGGTCTAGTGGGACTGACATCTCTTGGCCGTCGATGGTGGCTTTGATTGAGGTGTTCTTCGAAACGCCCTCAAGTACGTTAGCAACGTAACTAGCTGCTGTGATGTTCATATTATCCATGATTATAACTCCGCATCCGCTGACCATGCAAACCAAACGTGAAACTCGCCATACACTGAAGATGAAACTTGGAACCCAGTGGGGCCGTTTTTAACTTGAAAGGCAGCATAATCACCGGCAGTTGTAATTGGGCTAACCCTGCCAGCAGTGCCAGCGTACGAATACAATACTAGTGTGGGTGATGCCCTCTTGTTGACCTTGAAAGACTGGAACGGCCCATCCCTGTTTAACGCACCACCGGAGCCATTAATTGGATGGTACGCTACGCCACGGATAGATTCACCAAAGATGGTTGGCGTATCTGGGTTATCAACCTCATAATATCGCTGACACAAAGCCAGTTCCTGCCCATAGCTGCGATGCTCGAACGGGGTGGCTGTGTCGCCTACTTCGAGTTGAACGCCTGTGATTTGGAAGTAGTTACCGATAGTGTCTGCTAGGTTGACGGTTGAACCTGCATTGCGGTCATTCGAAGTCGAAGCCTCCCACGTTGTTGGAACCGCCCCAGAAGACCAATCGGTCCCACTAGAAAGCCACCACTCGGCAGTGAGGCTCTCCTGATTACCCGAGCCAAGCACACCAACAGCATCCGCTGGAATAGTAATGGTTTTATACTCCCAAACCCCACTTGATGAAATACTGTAAGTATTACCAGCCAATCTCGTGTTATCCACATCAACCAAGTTAAACTGGTAGGTTCCAGTTACATTGGACTTAGCCCAAAAACTAACAGTTACGGGGTTTGCATCAGATGTCCCCTTAGCTATCGATTGTAGGTTTTGGCCCTCAAGACGATGCTGTATAACAGAGTAATACGATGTAGCGGGACTAGCATTTGCCGTTGTCACCTCGCATTTGAATGACTTTGAAAACCCAGACGGGGCATCACTTTCCTGCGTGTAGGTCCAAACAGCACCCGTGGTCGTGTTATTGACAAAGCGGTCAACAGTGTGGTATAGCGCATCAGACTTACCAGCCACACTCGTCCCACGCTGGGCCACCTGCATAGCACCATTGATAATCAAATTACGATTACTCAAAGCACCATCGTTGTAGACGTTACCTAGTTGTGCTAGACCAAATGCTTTAGACGTCATGGCTTATACCTCCTGAGAAGCTACATGAGCCTCATACGCTGCGATGATCTCTGGGGTGTGCATCAGTGCTACCAATGCTTGAACCTCTTGTGGCTCCCCTGTCACGTCGTCTGAGGGTGCAATGACATGCCTGTGAAAGCTACGGCTGATCTCTAGGCCATCACGTTCGATGACAGTGGCGTGACGACATTGGATGTGCTTGAAGTCACCGACTACTTCGTATTTGTCGATGATGGTGCGTTCTGTAAGTGTTGCCATTGTGAGGCTCCTTGTATTTATCGTGGCGTTGTTGCCACCTGACTACCCTGTGATCCAACAGGGGTGGTTATGTGGTTTGATATGTAAGTGACCCGTGCAACCAGAAGGTCGTGCCAAGGTCAGACCCCTTCAAAAAGTCGCCATTTGCACCTCTTAAAAGTGTTATAGCGTTACCACCCCCTACAGTTGATCCCATTCGCAAAGGATCACAGTTAGTGTTGCCAATAGATATTCCAGCCTCCCTATATCCACCTCCTTGACCCTCTGTGAAGGGCAGCCCAATAAGATATACATCTCCCCCCGGCGTACTCGTAAAAGTAACATTCATTGAGATTTGGCAGAAAACCTGACGACCTATTTTCACGTAGGGTGCGACGTTATAAGTGTATGAGGCTCCGTTTGGATTTGTCACCCCGCCCACCTGAATAGCCCAACTTGTAGTCCCCTCCTCGTAATCATCCAGCTTATTGGCTGCTGAATAAACACCAGCAGCAGTGCCGAGGGTTACACCAGCAGGGATGATGACATGGCCTGACGAGTCGATGCGCATACGCTCTACGGC